ACACCGTCTCAGGGAACTTCGATCTGACCACGATCTCCAACACGGGTGCCGGCGGTATTATTGTCTCTAACGACAAAGGGATTATCAATCTGACCGCCAACTTAGTCTGGATACGGGGTAATATCTCGGCCACGACCCCGATTGTGTATACTCCCGCCACTGGTGTCATTACCCATGCCACATCAGGTGTTGGAGCGGCGATCTATGGAGGCGCCAATACGGTGCCTGTGGTCACGGTGGATACCTTCGGACATATCACTCTGGCCGCAAATTCAGCCGTCAATAACTTGAATGCCTCGACTATTACCTCAGGCAATCTGGTGGTCGCCCGTGGAGGAACTGGATTATCTCTCGGTGCCGTTACCAATGGTCAAATATTGATTGGTAATACGGTGAACTCAGGATTCGATCTGGCCACGATCTCTAATACCGGAGCCGGCGGCATTATCGTATCGAACGATAAAGGTATTATCAACTTAACTGCAAATCTTGTATGGATACGCGGGAATATTTCGGCCACGACCCCGATTGTTTATACTCCCGCCACTGGTGTCATTACACATGCGACATCAGGAGTATCAGCAACGATCTATGGAGGTGCCAATACCGTTCCAGTCGTCACGGTGGATACCTTTGGACACATCACGCTGGCGGCGAACTCCGCGATCAATAATCTGGATGCCTCGACCATCATCACGGGTAATCTTGTGGTGGCTCGTGGAGGGACAGGTCGTTCCCTCGGTGCCATCACCAATGGACAGATCCTCATCGGTAATACCGTGAATTCTGGATTCGATCTGGCCACGATCTCCAATACTGGCCAGGGAGGCATTATTGTCTCCAATGACAAAGGGATTATTAATCTGACGGCGAACCTCGTCTGGATTCGTGGGAACATCTCGGCCACCGCGCCTATTGCGTATGATCCCGTGACAGGCATTATTACTCATGCGGTCTCTGGTGTGGCGGCCACCATTTACGGTGGAGCGAATACGGTGCCTGTGGTCACCGTGGATACCTTTGGACACGTCACGCTGGCGGCGAACTCCGCGATTAATAACCTCAATGCCTCCACGATTACATCAGGGAACTTGGTGGTCGCCCGCGGCGGTACTGGTCTCTCGCTGGGCGCCGTCACCAATGGACAGATATTGATTGGGAATACCGTCAATTCGGGATTCGATCTGGCCACGATCTCCAATACCGGCGTCGGCGGTATTATCGTCTCGAACGATAAAGGCATTATCAATCTGACGGCGAACCTCGTCTGGATTCGTGGGAACATTTCAGCCACGACCCCCATTGTCTATACCCCAGCCACCGGCGTGATTACCCATGCGGTCTCTGGTGTGGCGGCCACCATTTACGGTGGAGCGAATACGGTGCCTGTGGTCACCGTGGATACCTTTGGTCATATTACGTTAGCGGCCAATTCCGCGATCAATAATCTGGATGGTGCCGTCATCACCACTGGGAATCTCGTGGTGGCCCGTGGAGGGACGGGACGATCTCTCGGTGCCATCACCAATGGACAGATATTAATCGGTAATACCGTCAATTCGGGGTTTGATCTGGCCACCATCTCCAATACCGGCGTCGGCGGCATTATTGTCTCGAACGATAAAGGCATTATCAATCTGACGGCGAACCTCGTCTGGATACGGGGCAACATTTCTGCGACCACACCAATCGTCTATACACCAGCCACCGGCGTGATTACTCATGCCACCTCTGGCGTCTCGGCCACGATCTATGGAGGCGCGAATACCGTTCCTGTGGTGACCGTGGATACCTTTGGACATATCACGCTGGCCGCAAATTCCGCTATTAATAACCTTGATGGTGCCGTCATCACCACTGGGAATCTCGTGGTCGCTCGTGGAGGCACAGGACGATCTCTGACTGCGGTGGCGAATGGACAACTCCTCATCGGCAATACGACCAACTCAGGATTTGATCTGAATACCCTGACCGCAGGGAACGGTATGACGATCACCAACGGCAACGGCACGATTACCTTGATTGGGGCCAACAACTTTGGGGTGATCAACATTGGAGGTACCGGAAACGCCAATGTCAATCCAAGCAAAGCGAACGATACCCTTCAAATTCTCCAGGGATCTGGTATTAGTATCACGACTGATGCCGCCAACAAAGCCTTAACAATCAACGCGACCGGAGGCGCGGCCCAGGATCAATTTGCGCGGGATACGGCGAACTCCGCATGGCTTCAGGCCAATACCGCGAATGCCATTGCGAATAGTATCAGTGCAGGAGGCACCAGCTTCGGAAAGATCCATGCCTATGTCGTAGGCTATGGGATCACGATGCAGTAATACATAGAGATAGACTGTTATTTTTAACCAAGGAGTAGATTATGGCAGGCAATCAAAATCCCATTTATACCCGTGTGGCCCACATTTCAGATACCGCCAATGCGATCAGTCTGGTAGCCAACGATTTCACGGGATATGGTCTCAATAATTTCTCGGTGTTTACGGCCGATAAGACCAATGGCAGCTATGTCCAGAAACTCCGCTTCAAGGCCTTAGGCACGACCCAAGCCACCGTGGCCCGCATTTTTCTGAACAACGGACTATCGGCTCGGGCCAATGTCTGTGGAGCCGCCACCGGACTGACCGGGACACCACAAACCACCGGGGGTACGCTGGCCACAGGCACCTTTATCGGAAAAGTGTATACCATTGATCCCTGGGGCGCCTGGTCCACTAATACGGCCGAAGTGACCGTCAACACCACAGGACCGACGGCGCGTATTGATTGGTTCTGGACGGCGAACACAGGGGCCAATAATTACATCCTCTCTGTGGGGGCCCGTACCAGTGAACCACAGGCCTCCTTTGCCAATGCCAATGCGTCCTATCAGATGACGACTCTCAGAGACGCCACAAACTTCTTGGCAGGTGTCGGCGAAGGCATGTTCAATACACCTGGAGGATTCTCCCCAAATTTGAATAACACCTTCTATGGAGAAGTGTCCTTGCCGGCCGTCACGGCCGTTGCGACCGCTGCGACCATTGATGTCGAGTATCCGATGAATATCGCCTTACCTCCAGGCTATAGGATTCTGGTGGGATTGGGCACCGGACAAACTAACGCAGGTTGGGATGTCACCGTGATTGCCGGAGACTATTAATCAATGCTTGATATGATCAATCTTCCCCAAGTACCGGGAAGAGATGTCCAGATGTTTACGCTACCATCCACGGTGACCAATCTCCAATGGTCGACCTGGACCAAGCCTCGCGGGTTGTCGATGGCGCATATTATTGGTCTGTCAGGCGGCGGAGGCGGCGGTGGTGGATTCAGTGCCGGGACGGGGAGCGCCGCAGGCGGTGGAGGTGCCGGTGGAAGTTCTGGTGCCACCAGACTCACGGTGCCTTTGGAGTTGTTACCTGATCGATTATATGTCCAAACAGGGGCAGGCGGCCTTGGTGTTAGCTCAGGGGGAGGCACCGCAGGTTCTGGTATCCTCTCCTTTGTGAGTATCTATCCTGATAATACCACGGTGACCAATACCCTATTTATTTCTGGTGCTGTGGCCCCGACTGGCGGAGGCACTGGTACCAGTGGGGCCGTAGGTGCGGCATCAGCGGGTGCGACAATTGCCGTCATCGGTTCGATGCCACTCGGAGGTATGGGAATCTTTACCGCAATTGCAGGCATGGCCGGTGTGGCGGGCGGGGCCGTTGCCGGAGGTGTCGGAGGCGCTAATGCCATTGCCAATACCAGTACACTGTGCGCCGCGGGCACCGGAGGCGGAGGACGAACAGCAGCAGACTTCTCTGGCGGACTCATCACCGTCATTGCCACCTCCTATCTGTATCAATATGCACCGGCGACCGCACCGGGCACCAATCTCTTGAATAACGGATCTGGTGGTCCGCAACTATGGAAACCTTTCTATTCATTCGGTGGTATGGGTGGTGGTGCCACCAACGCGGCGAGTGGAGTGGGCGGCGCAGGGGGGAACGGTGCCTATGGTGCTGGAGGTGGTGGTGGCGGCGCAGGGGTGACCGGGGGACGCGGCGGTGATGGTGGGAATGGTCTGATCATCATTAGTTGCTTCTAAAGGACGATCATGCTCGATCATTTCCATATTCCTATAGTGCCTGGTCGTAACGTCCAGATATTTAATGATCCAGGACAACAGGGCGATACCGACCAGCGATGGACCACCTGGACCAAGCCTCGCGGTTTGTCGATGGCCCATATCTTCATGTGGGGCGGTGGAGGAGGCGGCGGCAAAGGTTTAGCGGGTATCGCCGGCTCAGCCCGAGGCGGTGGAGGTGGTGGCGGCGGCTCTGGCCAGAGTGTCATCGTGATTCCGCTTGAATTTTTACCTGATAAATTATTTTTATTTGTCGGAAAGGGAGGCGCAGGCGCGTTTGATCCCGCCACGGCCGCCACCGCCGGGTCACAATCATTTGTGGCCATTCATCCAGAACAGCAAGTCGTGAATATGGTCGGCAATGCCATAGGTGGTGGTGCAGGATCGAACGGATCAGGTGCAGGCAACGCGGCCGGAGGCACAGGCGGTACCCTGGCCAGCATCTCGAATAATATGCCGTTGGTGGGATTAGGGCACGTTCAATTATTCGTAGGGCAAACGGGTTCAACCGGAGGCACTCCCACGACTGCGGGTACGGCGCTTGCGCTCCCTGTGACAGGCCTCCTCTGTATGGGAGGGACCGGCGGAGGTGGAGTCACCCTGACCACCAATTTTGCTGGAGGTGCCATTACCGCGATTACTGGTTCACTCCTGTCACAAAATGCCCCAGCGGCCGCGCCAGCGGGACCCGGTGGCCATGGCTCAAGTGCGATGCTCTGGAAACCACTCTTCTCATTTTCTGGTATGGGAGGATCATCCAGTGACTCCGTGATCCCCTCAGGTAACGGAGGCAATGCCTTCTATGGCAGCGGTGGAGGCGGAGGTGGGGGCGGCATCGGCGATGCCATCGCACAGAATTCCCCAGGTGGCGCCGGTGGAGTCGGACTCATCATTATAAGCTGTTGGTAAAGGATAAATAGAGATATGGCACACCCAAATTCACGCGCAACATTCAAAGAATACTGTCTCCGCAAACTCGGCAAGCCCGTGATCGATATCAACTTGGATGAAGACCAAATCGATGATCGCATTGACCAGGCCCTTCAGTTTTGGTATGATTATCATTTTGACGGCTCCTCCAAGGTCTTCATCAAGCACATCATCACCCAAGAGGATGCAGATCGTCGATGGGTCTATGTCCCCGACAATCTCATTGGCATCACAGGGATTATCCCCTTTGATCAGTCCAGTTCATCCACCAACATGTTTGATCTCCGGTATCAATTGCGGCTCCATGATCTCTATGACTTTACCAGTGTCTCCTATGTCTCCTATGAAATTACGATGCAGCATCTTCGCACCTTGAATCTGCTGTTCTCTGGGACCCCACAGTTTCGATTCAATCGTCATGGTTCCCGTCTGAAACTGGATGTGGATTGGGTCCGTGATACCCCCGTCGGTACCTGGGTGATCATCGAAGGTTATGTGGCCAGTGAACCGGATAACCGCACGATCACAGGCACGATCTCGACCACCGCCAACTCGAATGTCTATACCGGTGTGAATACGATTTTTGATCAAGAACTGGCCATTGACGATGAATTCACGGTCATTGGAGTCTCGAATACCACGGTCCGAGTCACGGCCGTGAACTCGTCCAATTCGATCAACGTCTCGGCCAACTATGCCACCAGCAATACAGGACTCACAGGCATTATCTCAGGGAACTCCGATGTCTGGAATGATCGATTCTTGAAACTCTATGCCACGGCGTTGCTCAAGAAACAATGGGGTGCCAATCTCAAGAAGTTTACAGGGATTCAGATGCCCGGAGGCATTACCTTGAATGGGCAAGTCATCTACGATGAAGCCAGGGAAGAAGTCAAAGAATTGGAACAAGACATGATCTCCATGAATACATTACCGGGCGAAATGTACCTCGGATAAGGAACCACCATGAAGACGTTCAAACAACATCTCAACGAAGCCAAGAAGAAACTCAATGGACTGAATATCTCTAGTCTTGAGGATTTTCTCACCGAGACCTTCTTGGCTGAAACACCATTCCTGGGTGCCACGATGCGTCCGTTTCCGCATGATGAATTGCAGGCCTATCTCGGTCGTTCCAAGACCAAGACCAAGGTCCAGGGCGACAAGTATAAGATGCCCTATATCCATTCCAGCAACATCGAAGTCACTGGGGAAGAAGGGAAGCCTTATGATCTGGATGCCCTGAAGAAATCCATCACCCAGCGCCCTGCGCGGATTACCAAACAGAACGAGAAGATGCAGCATTCCGATGGGACGAGTAGCATCTTTTTCAATGTCGGTCTTCCTGCCCTGAAAGGTCTGGCCGTCAACGAAAAGACCGGGGAGTTTGTGATTGTGGATACCTGCCCAGGGGCCGGTGCCTGTAAGACCTACTGCTATGCTATGAAGGGCGGCTATGTTCAGTGGAAAGCCAGTTCCCTGGGTGTCACCCGGGTCTTGAATTTCTTGCTCAATGATCCTGATGGCTTCAAGCATCTCCTCTCGACCGAACTCCTGGATGCCGAACGCAAGTATTCCAAGAAGGGAACGAAAGTCGTGGTCCGCTGGCATGATGCCGGAGACTTCTTCAGCCCTGAGTATATGGAAGTGGCCTATTCAATTGCCCGACAGTTTCCGAATATCGATTTCTATGCCTATACCAAGATCGCCGCCGTGGCCCAATCCAACAAGCCTGTGAACTTCAAGATGAACTTTAGTCAGGGCGCCCAACCGTCACAAGAGAAGATGATTGACTTTGCGCGGACCAAGCATTCCAAGGTCGTCCAAAAAGACCTGTTCATGGATCTGATTGCTCGCAATGGTACCTCCCTGATTCGGGATGCCCAGGGGCGTATGCAGTTCCGTGATGCGGCCGCCCTGGAAGAATTCAAGCATCGCATGGCCCATAAGTATGCCTTACAAGTGAATACCATTATCACCTATGATGAGATGATGAAGATGCCAGTAGGTCCGACACCCCATTGGAATGTCTTGGTCTGGTCGGGGCATGGCGATGATTCTGCGAACCGTCATGATGTCATCGGGACCTATCTCTTGCTTCACTAAGGATCTATGGCCTATTCTGAGAAAGTTATTGACCATTTCACCCATCCCCGCAACATGGGGAGCTTCGACAAGTCACTCAAGGAAATTGGGACGGGCATGGTCGGGGCCCCTGAATGTGGGGATGTGATGAAACTTCAGATCAAGGTAGAGAACGATACGATTGTGGATGCCAAATTCAAAACCTTTGGCTGTGGATCGGCGATTGCGTCTTCCAGTCTGGCGACCGAATGGCTCAAAGGCAAAACGATTACAGAGGCCCTGGCCATCAAGAATACAGATATCGTGGAGGAACTCAATTTGCCCCCAGTGAAGATCCATTGTTCTGTGCTGGCAGAAGATGCGATTAAAGCGGCACTAGCCAATTATACCATGAAACAAGGGGCCTGATGATCACCATCTGGATCTTATGGGCCGTCCTCACGTTAGTCCATCCCACGGCCCAGGTCGTGCTCACGATGGATGAATTTGTGACTCCCACAGATTGCGCGACGGCATTGAAATCCTTGGGTTATGAACTGGCCGCTGCGGTGGAACATGAGAACATTGACCGAATTACCTTGACCTGTATACCAGTAGGGACACGACCGTAATGGCGACAAATCCATTTTTTAATTGGTACCCAGGTACCGTTACCAACGAACAACTGTTGATTGAAGACTTGGCCATTGAGGCCCTTCAGATCAACGGCATGGAAGTCTATTATATTCCCCGCGCCTCTGCTGGTGTGATCGATAAGCTGTATGGGGAAGATCAACTCAAGAAGTTCAGTGCGGCCTATAAAGTGGAAATGTACCTGGAAAATGTTACGGGTATGGATGGCGAGGGAGATTTCCTTTCCAAGTTCGGACTGGAAATTCGGGATGAAATCACGGTGTTGATTGCTCGAAGACGATTCCGTTTCACGGTCCCGAATCAGCTCCGACCCAGGGAAGGTGATCTGGTCTATGTGCCTCTCCTGGAGAATTTCTTTGAAATCACCTTTGTGGAACATGAAAATAATCAGGCCGCGTTCTATACCTTAGGTCGTGGTCGGGGGAGTAACGTAGTCTTCTTTGCCTTGAAGCTGCGTCAATTTGTCTTTAATGAGGAACGTGTGGATACCGGTATCTCAGAAATCGATGATCAAATGATTGACTCCTATCGACCATTACTACTGACGATGGCCACCGGTGGTATTCGGAACTATGATTCGGGTAATACCGAATATGTCTTTCAGGGTGCCAATCTGGCGTCGGCCACGGCCTATGCGGAAGTGCTCAACTGGACCAATAGTACCCGCAAGCTCAATGTCATTCGTGTCCATGGCTCATTCAGTTCTGGGGTCATCCTCAAAGGCAATACCTCCAATGCCCAATGGAATGTGTCGACCACAGACTCCGATTCACCACTTGATACGATGTTTGAAGATTCCATTGATAATAAAGTCATCCAGACCGAAGCCAATACGATTCTGGACTTCTCTTCCACGAATCCCTTTGGTAGCCCAGGCACGGTGACCTAATGGAACATACAAATCTGGCCATGCCGGATGCGCCTTCAACAGATTTTGTGCCGCCCACGATGCTCTTTCCTGCTGATCGGGTCAACAAGATCCCTGAGAAGGCCTTGACACCATGGCAGGAATTGGGTCCAGGCATCCAGGATAAATACCGACGCAAGGCCTGGTGGCTCATCGAGCACAGTCATGTCCTCAAACAGGATGCTGAGACGCTGGCAGAGGCCATCTATGCCGGCAATCCCTCACTGATCGCACCGTAAAGGATGTATGTTTGGTCAACCATTTCGGAACGACTCCATCAGAAAGTACGTGGTCCTGTTTGGGGGCTTGTTCAACAACTTGTTCTGTGTGAAGTATGATACCCTGGGAAATGAAGTGACCAGGTCTAAAGTTCCTATTGCCTTTGGTCCCAAAGAAAAATGGTATGAGCGTATTACCCAAGATCCCACGCTGACAAAATCGGTGATGGTAACGACCCCTCGTCTCTCCTTTGAAATGATCGGACTGAGCTATGATGAAACGCGGGCCCAACAAACGACCCTCCGTCATCGTGGAGCCGCACCGATCACTGGGGTCACCACGACCTCTCAGTATGTGGCCACACCCTATAATTTTGATTTTAATCTGAGTCTCTTTGTTCGCAATATCGAAGATGGCGCCCAGATCATTGAACAGATTCTTCCCTACTTCCATCCCGATTTTACGATCTCGGCGCTGTTGTCTCCTGTGGTGGGGATTACCAAAGATATTCCCATTACCCTGAATTCGGTGAATCAAAATATCGAGTATGAAGGTGCCATTGAGAATGGTCCGCGTCTGATTACCTGGGATCTGACCTTTACGCTCAAGGGGTATGTCTTTGGTCCGACCGCCACGGCCGCACAGATTTATGGTACTGGTGCCAATACCGGTGGTATCTTTATTAATTACTTTATGACCGATCCAGGCAGCGTCCAGTTGGTCGGTGTGGCCAATACCAGCAATCAGAAGTACATCGAAGGCGAAGTGGTGCGGGTCGCCAACACAGGCATCTATGGTACGGTGACCTATTATCACGGCAATACCTTGACGATTTCTGGCGCCACTGGCGTGATCCAGATCGGTCAATACATTCAAGGCGATTCATCTGGTACCCGCTTCAAAGCCAATTCAGTGAGTAAGAGCGCCGTCCATGTCGCCAATACGCATATCGTTCAGAAGCCATTGTCGGCCAACCAATATAGTGATTTTGGGTATACGACGACCACACAGGAATTCCCCTACGCCTAACGAGGTATATTATGAGTAGCATTGATGAATCCCTCTCTGACATCTTAGATGTTGAGCCGATGTCCTCCTATACCGAAAACGGATCTGAAGTCATCGTCTATAGTGATCCCCATGCCCCGGCACCCTCTGTGCCTGTGCGGACCAGCGACGAAGAGGTCATCGAAGACGCGGCCTTGGTCCGACAGAATATCAAAGGACTCCTCGATAAAGGAGGTCGGGCCTTGTCCTCCCTCATTGAGATTTCCAATGAGAACCAACACCCGCGTTCCTTTGAGGTCGTGGCCACCATGCTCAAGACCCTTTCAGAAATGAATCATGATCTCTTGAGTACCCATAAGGTCAAGCGCGATCTGATCAAAGGAGAACCTCCAACACCCCAGGGGAATACCACGATCCATGCCAACCAAGCGGTCTTCTTTGGTTCGACCGCTGAGTTAGCTGCCCGCATGAAAGACCAACACGCCAATGGCCACAGTCAATTATCTAAATAATCCTCGGCTCAAATGTGCCGGGGTCAAGATTCCCTATACCCAACATCAGCTTGATGAATGGCAGAAATGCTCACAAGATACGGAGTATTTCATTACCAAGTATGTCAAGATCGTCCATGTCGACCGCGGCATCATTAACTTCGATTTGTTTGACTTCCAGAAAGAAATCATTAAAGTCTTTACCGAAGAACGACGAGTCATCGTCAAGTTGCCCCGACAGATGGGCAAGACGACCACCACGGCCGCGTTCTTTCTCTGGTATATCCTCTTTCATGAAAACAAGGTCACGGCGATCCTGGCGAACAAAGCGGCGACCGCACGAGAAATTCTGTCGCGTCTCAAGATGGCCTATGAGAATCTTCCGCTCTGGCTCCAACAAGGCATCACTGAATGGAACAAAGGCAGCATTGAACTGGAAAATGGCTCTCGCGTCTTGGCCGCGGCGACGAGTTCCTCTGGTATCCGTGGATATTCCTTGTCCTTGGTGTTCCTCGACGAATTTGCCCATGTCCAAAACAATATTGCCGACGAATTCTTTACCTCCATCTATCCCACGATCTCCTCTGGTAAAGATACCAAAATCTTGATTGCCTCAACCCCCAACGGTATGAATCACTATTATCGCTTCTGGACCGAAGCTGAACAAGGGAAAAACGGATTCACTCCATTGTTCTATGCCTATCATGCCATGCCAGGGCGCGATGAGGCCTGGGCGCGTGAACAACTCAATGCCTTGGGTGCCGTGAAGTATCAACAGGAAGTCGAATGTGAATTCCTTGGATCATCCAATACGCTGATCTCAGGGAAGAAACTCCGACAACTGGCCTGGGTGCTCCCGCTCGAATCATCCGAGGGCTTTGATGTCTATGAACTGCCTCTCCCTGGACACAACTATGTGATTTCGGTTGATCCCTCCCGCGGTCTGGGCTTGGATGCCTCGGCCATGGCCATCATTGATATTACGGCCTATCCCTATAAACTGGTGGCCAAATATCGTTCCTCCACGATTGATCCACTCATCTTTCCGAATGTCATCTATAATGCCGGAAAGCAATACCATAACGCCTTTGTCCTCATTGAAATCAATGACAATGGACAACAGATTGCGAACATGCTCCATTTTGACTTGGAATATGACAACATCTATAAACTGGAACTTCAGAACAAGACCGGTCCGGGTCAGCAGCTTTCGGCTGGATTCAAAAAGAAGATCCAACTCGGTGTCAGGACGACCGATGCCCTCAAGCGGATCGGATGCTCCAATCTCAAAACGATCATTGAACGGGATAAGTTGTTGATCCAGGATTATCATACCATCTCCGAGTTATCGACCTTTGTCCAACAAAAAGCGAGTTATGCGGCCGAGGATGGATATAAAGACGATATGGTCATGTGTCTGGTGATCTTTGCTTGGCTCCTGACCCAGAAACATTTCCGTGAAAGTGTTGGGACAGACATTCGGAAGGAAATCGAAGGCGAATTGAATATGTTGATCGATGATGATGTGATACCATTCGGCTTCATGGATAATGGAATAGACACCAATCAGTATAGCCTTGAAGAGGGGGATTTATGGGCCGAAGCCTCGGATATGTATGGTAATCGGACCGAGGTGCATTCCCAGGCCTACCAAAGACATAAATAACCTCGCAAATACTCAGATTCATAAATACAAGTATGTTTGAGGCTTCTGCCCCGACAACCTCTAT